TTGGCGTAGCTGTTGGACGCGCCAGCCCACACCGTGTAGTTATCCAGCACGCAGACCGAAGAAGGATCGAAATTAATAGATGTTTGAAAATCGGCAAAGCTTACGCCGGGAGGATAAGCAGGAGTAGGTAAGCCACCGGGTGGGGCCGGAACGGCAGCACGAGCCACAATGCTAGCTGTGTATCCCGAACCGCCACGATTGTTGGTCTGAGGGCTGTTTGAAGCAATCGCCAGACAAGTGCGATCTTCTGCCATTCGAATAATTGGAGGGTTGCCTACCGCTACAGAACCTTGGTGAACCGGAGCGTTGGTTTCGACGCCGCTGTAAATGCTGCCATCTTCATGACCGGACCAGATCGTGTTGACTGCATGGCACAATACAATGCATGGGGATGTTGTCGGATGGCTGATTTGTGTCAAGCCGGGAGAACCAACAAGACGGGTCTTTGCCAGCTTCTGTTCTTCTTGCCTGCGAACGATAACCCGGCAGTTCAACAGCTTTGCTGCACCCTGATCTTGCTTAAGCGGGTCTGCGAAAGAACCGAATATGTCGAGTGCTGGCATCTCAACTCCGGACAAAACGCAACCATTGTTGACCACGAGCCCAATCTTTCCAGCGTTTATCTACTGTTTCACTGTCGGCAAGTATCGCGCTGATCGCTTGCGCGCCACGTCCGTAAGTGCCGAAGATACGCCTGCCCAGCATCAATGTTATATCATGAATGCCTTCTGGCGGCAGGTTGACGGTATCGCTGCCGTCTTCTGCGGTAAGCGCATTGATGCGTCCGCCATATTCGATCAGACAACGGGTGCTGGTACGTGGTGGCTGCCATGCTGTGACGAGAACGGACCCGTCGATCTGACGTTCTTGATGCCACTTAGTAATAATGCCGGGGTGTGTCGTGCGTACCACGTCAGCCATTGGTGCTTGCCGTGTTTCGCGATTGACGGTAGGGCTGATATCGTTGCACCAGATGGCTCGCAGCGCTACCGCGTCAACTTGAACAGTATACTCAGGTTTTGCAGTACCAACCACGAACGTATATATCGAACCTGTGTTGCCGTTAGGGACCGTTGCAACGGTTCGTGCCATCAGATACTGCGCAGCACCGTCAACATGTTCGCTGCGAAGCATGTCATTCAGCACGATGACGTTGTTGGCGATGTCCACAGGGTCTGCATGCTCGGTTTGATCGAGTATGCCGTACAAGTGCAATGCATTTTCGATGACGGCGGCTGCGGTGGTCATTTGTGCTGATCCCCTACATGGGAACGGCGCACAGTTTTGATCCGTACCCGGCGGTCGTCCACCTCATGGCTTGAGCGAAAAACGGCGTGACGCAGATGGTGCGAGAGGCTGTGCCAGAGCGCACCATCACCACCCAGCTTCCTCCGAAGTGCGCGGAAATCGTCGTAGGCATGGCAGGCATGACGGTGTAGTGCATCGCTGTTGGTCCATGTCATCAGACACCTTTAACGACCGTCCACGGGGGCGTCCATCCGGCATCAAACTTTATCTCTTCAAGCTGATCATTTGCATCTGGCGGCTCGACCGTGCGTACTGAGTTGGAAGGAACGAACGTACCATCATAGTCGGATGGCCGGATGAATTGCAGTGTAGCACGATCCTGATTTTGATTAAGCGCCCTCTGGTAATCTACGAAGCTGGCGCTACTGCGATTATTATTCGGCGGGATCATCAGCGCTTGCAGCCGTGCTGCATCGTGGATAGCCGCTTTGATCCCGAAAGCTACCGAAAAAATTTCATCCAGTCCCCAGCGGGCTGGCAATGGCTCTGGCGGGGGTTCTATCGAGCGGTCCGGCGTGACTTGAAAATCATAGACTGGCGGCCACGGATCGAGACATGGCCTGACTGGCCTTCCACTTGTTATAGTACAGACCAACAATCCGGTCAGCCGTTCTCTGGCCAAAGTGCTATAACGGACACGACAACCACAACGAGAACACGATCCCCACGTCTCAAATCTTGGGAAGCGTGGTTTATCATGATGCATGTTCGTACCGTTCTAAGTAGGTAGCAGCAGACCGTAACAAGAAAGAGCTATCTTTTGCTAAACCCAATAAGCGATTACAGTTTTGACAAATAGCTCCGCGAATAGTTTTGGTACGGTGACAGTGATCTACAGATAAACGTTTACTTTGCGCACACTTGCTACCACATATTTCACAGCTACCTTCAAGACGAATTAAAAAATCATCTAACTGATTGTTTGACAGATCATAAGCTCGTTTTAAGTCTCGCGCACGTTCACGAAGACCGCGTTTCCCTACGCATCCACAGCTACCAACGTAGCCATTACGTACTTTATAGAGGGGTTCAGTTGTTTTACCTCCACAATCACACTTAAAAGTCCAGTATTGCAAAGCGTTCTTACTAGAACTTCTGTGTGAGAATGATAACGCAGTTAGCTGACCCCATTTTTGACCAGTAACATCTGTTGGAGGTTTTGGCAGCTTACCTGTTCTACAGCCGCATGATTTAGTAATTCCGTTTGCTACTCGGCTCGCTTCTAGTTCTTTAGTACGGCCACATTCACAGCTAAATAGCCACAGTATTCGACTTTCACGGATGCGCGAGAACCGGATAGCAGTCAGTGCGTTGAAAGTATTTCCAACGCACATTTCAACTTTAGGTTTTCTACTCATTCGGTGTTTTTAAAACACCGGAACCACATCTGTCAAGTAGCACCCGGCGACATGTAGGTGGAGCGCCAGTCGATGATCGACGCGGAGCAGCGGAACCAGATCGCAATCAACGAAGCCTGATTGGACCAGTTGCTGTCTTCGCGAGTTTCGAGACCGGAGCGTTCCCAGAACGTAAAACCCTCGCCGTTATCCAGATTTTGAATGCTGGTCTGGATGAAGTAGTCATCCTTCGAAACCAGATACGGCGTCTCGATCACTTCCGGCAGCGCGCCGGTCGCGCGCAGCACGTTGATATTGTTGGTCTGCGCGTTCCATTGCAGCGGGCTTCCCAAGATGCGACGGGTTTCCGGTCCGCTCTCCGGAGAAAGAATGACGCACTTCGGAAGTACGTTAATGAGAAAGCCGCGACCATTGCGGGTGTAGCCGATCTGGATCACTGCGTTTTCAAATGCTAGTTCCGACACGTTGGCAGAAACCAAGAGATTTGACTGCAAACCAGATGCGGTGGGGTGGCTAGCAGAAGCCAGAGGTACGTTGTCAGCACGAATGCCGTTAACGTTATCAATAGCAACTTGTAGCGGGGCATGCGCGATGTACTCTTCGGTCTGCCGCGCAGAGTACGCCAACTCTTTCATCATGCGCGAAGCAACATCCTCATAGAGATTATCGTCTTTGGCTTCGCGCGATATCGCAACACCAAGTCCGTAGCTGGCGTGCGTAACCTGCGTGCGATAGCCTTCGTTGGGAAAATCGAATTGCACCGGTTCAAGTTCTGGCTGCTGAACTGCCAAGCCGAGACCGGCGCGCTCCGTCATGAATTCTTCGAATGCTTTTTCAGAAGTTTTCTGATCGAAGAAGCTGGTATAGATTGCACCCAGTCTCTCATAGTCCATGCCGAACAAGGCATGAAGGCCGGGCCAATACTGTGAGGGCTGCAAACTCCTGTCGATCACTTGCATTTGGGCGTTCTCCGGGGGTCAGCCCAAACGGGCTTGTAAGGTACCACTACCATATTTTCAGCAGTTCTGTAAAATAGTACTTGACATTGTATACACTAGGTCAGAAGGATCGCCATGCAGTTCGACAGTCCTAAATTGAAGCTTGATCTGGAGGCACCCGAAGACATCGGCAACCTTGCAGAACGGCTTGACGATAGTGAATGTCACGCGCTCGCTGACCACGTTATCGAACTGGTAAAACTTGACGAAAACTCGATGGCGGAATGGCTTGGCAAAGCCAACGGCTACCTTGACGAGATCGACAAGGATGCCAACCAATCAATGCCTCAGAACAACGAACAGGTTGGTAGTGGCGAAGACAGCGCGATACCTTCCACGGCGCTGACACTCTCATCGTGCATTCAAGCGACCGCCCGTATCGTCGGCGCACTGCTTTCAGAACCGGATTTAGTCAAGGCATCAGAACCCGGTGGCGAAGCTCTAGCCAACTGGATTTGCTCACAGCTACGCACTGTCGATCCTGACTGGGTGATCGATACAGACCCTTTGATCCTGCATATGTGTGTGACCGGTCTGGGCTGGCGCAAGCGCTGGTTTGACGAGCAGGAGGGTGAGTTTCGCAGTTCGTTTCTCAACGTCAACGAAGTCATCATCAGCGACACCGCCAAGTCGCTGGATCGCGTGCCGCGCATTACTCATAAAATCCAGAAATATCCCTACGAGATTAAACGCTCTATCGAAATGGGCCACTGGATCGACTACGAACCCAACTTCGATGATGTCGATCCGCAAGAGCTACATGATTTCTACGAAATCGATATGTGGCTGGACATGGACGATGATAAATACGAAGAGCCATACACGGTCACTGTAAATCTTAGAGACGTACCTTGCGTCGTTAAATGCCTTCCACGCTGGACCAAGAAAACAATTGTCAGTACCAAAGACTTTTTAGTTTTTCGTCCGGTTCGCCGCTACTACGCTTACAAGATGATCCCGGACGCCAAAGGCACGTTCTTTCCGCGCGGTTTCGGTTGGCTGCTCAGCAAGACAGAACACACTGCAGACCGGTTGCTGGCGTCGATTGATGATACTGCGAAGCTGGCATCCGAGAACGGCGGCATTGCCGCAACCGGTGGCATCGGTCTGCCCGACAAGATCGAAATGAAAGGCAATCGTCTGACGTCGATCAATACGGACGGTCGTCCCATCAACGACGTCATTTCGTTTTTTCCCAGCAAGCAAGTTACGCCGGGAATGTTTCAGTCGCTCGACAAGATGATGACGATGGGTGACCGTCTGGCTGGCACCCTGAACTTGCTGGAGAATGCGCCAGCTTCGATGACTGCTACGCTGGCCAAGGGTATCATCGACAACGGCGCGCAACAGCACAGCGCGGTTCATCGCCGTATTATTGGCAGCATGACGGAAGAGGTACGTGCGTTTGCCCGCATGGCTGACGCTACGGATCATTTGCCACCCGGCATTGATGGCAAGTCGCCTGTCGAGATTACTGCCGATCCGAACATGGCGACGGAACTGCATCGCGGTATTACGGCGCAAGCCTATCATGACATGTTGCAATTCCCAATGGTATTCAATCCGCATGAAGTCGCGCTTCGCTTTGCGCAGACCATGCGCTTTCCAAATCCAGACAAGCTGATTGCACCACCCCCGCCAAAACCGGAAGCATCGCCACTAGAAAAGAGCCAGATGATGCTGGATTTGGAAAAAGAACGGACCAACCGTATCAAGGCAAATGCAAGCGCAGCATTGCAATTCTCACAAGCAATACTGGCACTGTCACAAGCAGCACAAGCTCCCGGCAATGTTGACTTGATGCAGATGAAAATCAGACAGCTTGAGATGACGATGGAGCAATTGAACAATGACGCCAGTAGTCTTGGAGCACCAAGTGACGGAATGGCTGGGACACCCCCTAACGCACCGCCTCAAGCAGGTTTTGGACCAACGCCGGGACCGGCTAATGGGGGAGTTCCTATCGGGCCGCCCGGTAGACCAAATCCAGCAGGGCAAGGCGGTAGCCTACCAGTGGGTATGCCAATTGTTGGACCTGCCCCCAGACCAGTTAATGGAGGAGCTTCGCAAGGAGCACCAACCGGACCAATAGGAGCACAACCTTGAGTATATATGGCTTTGATATCCCGCATGACAAAGGTACGCCGTGTCGCGACTACATCACCATTCAAATTCCGTATCCGCCAAGCAAAGTACGAAGCATTTGGATACCCGATATCGCGCGCGAGATTAATTCATCCAGCGTACAAGCCGGGATCATCCGGCAAAAAGGACCGCTGGCATTTGCCTATAAGGGCCGGGAAGGATTTACAGATCAGACTGCCGAGATTGGCGATTGGGTGCTGATCCGCTGGGGCGCTGGTACTTTCTTTCAAGCTGGCAAAGGTATCCTGAATACGATTGGAGGCTGGCGCTATATCTCCACTTTCAACGACGTAATCAAAGTCTATCCAGCAGCAGACATGCCTGATCCAGCTA